AAGAAGGTTCCATGTTGTGGTGATTGTAATAAGTTGAAGGGGAATATGAATGTGGTGGAATTTAGTAGGGCGTTGAATGGTATGATATTCTATGAGCACAGCAGGCATAAGATGAATCTCTCTAATTTAAAAAAGATAAAGTTAAATGTAGAGAAGATTATCGATGAAAGAAAAAAGTAATCAAACAGCTATTGATTGGTATTGTAATGAGATGGAAAGCCTTAGGGTTGATTCCGAAATTAACAATATGAAAGGATATGATTTCTTAATAAGAAGAGCTGAGATATTTCAACAGGCTAAACAAATGGAAAAAGAGCAGATTATTGAAGCTTTTGATTGGGGCTCATATAGCCACTATGATGATAATCCTATATATAAAACAGCAGAACATTATTACAATAAAACTTTTAAATCAGAAGAATGAAAATAAATGAGTTAAGAATTGGGAACTACATATCTCCATTGGGGAGAGGCGTAACTGTAGTTGAAGGACTTTGTACTTGGGATGGTTTAATACAGAGTTCAAACTTTGCTGAAAGAGGTATTGAAGATTTTGAGCCTATACCACTAACCGAAGAATGGTTGTTAAAGTTTGGGTTTGAAGATGTAGACTTAAACATGAGTGGAAGTAATTGGTTAGTAAAAGAACAAAAAGGTCTATGGCGACAAGCTATAAGAATAGCATATAGTGAAAAAAGTGAGGAATGGAGCTTAACTTTAGAGTGTGTTTCACCACCAACACTTTCAATTGTAAGGTTAAAATACGTTCATCAGCTTCAAAACTTATACTTCGCACTTACTGGTAATGAGCTAAATATAAAATCAGAAGATGAGTGAAGAAGAAATTAAAGAGGCCGCGGCTAATCTTGCGGATCCAGGTTTATGTAAAACGGACAATTGGATTGCAGGTGCTATATGGATGCTAGAGCAGTTAAAGGAATTTGACACTTGGAAAGAATGGAAAGACATAACCTTTAAATCAGAAGATGAAAGAAAAAAATAACATTGTATTTGATTTGATCTTACTGGAGGCTGACAGAGTAATCAGTAGAAGGAAGAAGGATCTGGACTTATACTACAAGGATGGTAATGAGTACAGAAAGCTAGCTGAAACTTATGAAGCTGAGGCTGATTTGTTGGTAGAGAACTTGCTTAGGCGTAAGAAGATGCGCTATGTAATTTCCTTTGTAGAGAGCCTGGATCTTATGGATAATTTAAAGCCCGCGACAAATAAGATGCTTAGGTTCTTAGTTCGGCAGATGAACTATGGTAATGCTTTAAGGAATTATAGCCTAAGGGATATTCAACAGTTGACTGATATGAGTATGCGATATGTGCAGAAGAGTATTGCTGAGCTGTGTGAGGTAGATGCCATAAGGTTTACTACTGAGAAGAATAGAAGAACATATATGGTTAACCCTATATACTTTTACAAAGGAACCATTAAAAAGATGTTCTATTGCACCAGGGAGTATGATAGAATGCCGAGGGTTAATAGTGACATGGAGGTAGAATACGAATACACAGAATAAAATGGATTGGGGTAACCCTGGTCGGGAGGGAGTTAGTAGCTCCCTTTTTTTTATTATATTTGCATCCTGTACCTGTCATTTTCTATAAATGATAATAAGCCCCTATTTGAGTCGTAGGGGTTTTTTATTATATTTGTTTAGCTTATTAACCATTTAATTGTAAGAGTTAAAAAAGTTCTTCACTCCTCTAACTTTGTTTTGGGAGCCATAAAGGTCTTAGCCGTTGAACCCGAATCAACGGTTTTTTTTATTATATTTGCTCAACTCCACTATTAGCAATAATAGAATCTTCTAGTTCTCGGGTTCTAGAATTTTACCCCTCCCTGTGTTGAGATAAACATAGGCCAAGTTCCAGACAGCATACCGTAAGATCTGCTCACTACACTGGACTTTTTGGTTACTGGGAAATTGGATTTGCTTTATGGGTGCAAGACGTTGCCTTCATAAACAACCATATAACTAGTAACAACCCCTAATAAGTGCGATTAGCTAACGCAAACTGTTAGGGTTTTTTATTATCTTTACAAAAAAACATTATGAAAACGGATAAGTATTACGCTTCTAATCCTAAAAAGAATGGAAGCTATGTAGACAAGGGAAGGGTAGAAGGTAGACCGCCTGCTGCTGCTGAACTTAAAGATGAAGCGCCAACTTCTAAGGTTCCTTTTAAGTTGATGTATAAGAATACAAAGGATAAAAAATACTGCGATTAAAAACTAAAGTTATGAAAAAAGGAATGGCATTAAAGAAAGCTATCATGGAATATGGTGGCTCTATGGGAGAGGAGAAGTACTCTTCTAAAAAAGATATGATGAAGCATGAAAAAGGCGAGTCTAAGAAATTAGAAGGAGCTGAAAAGAAACTTGCTATGATTCGTAAAGCTAAGAAGAAAAAAGGATAATGCTTAACAAAACATCGGGCATTGACCCTAAGTTAATTAAGAAGGCTTACGCTGCTGCTGAAGAAATTAAAAAGAAAAAAGCGAAGCCAGTAAAGAAAAAATAGACTATATGCGTCTTAAAGAAAAAGACGATAAAGTCTCGAAGCCTGTAAGAACATCTGACTGGAAACCTAGCCACGCAGAATTTGAATATCCTAAAGACTTTGTTGATTGGATAGACTCTGTAAACTCTGGTTGGCAGAACAAGATTAAATACAAGAACTTCGAGCTTTATTGCGAACAAGCCAGGCAATGGCTAGAGGATGATACAATCATAACTGACTTTGATAATGAAGAAGATCAGTATGACTTCCTATCAAGAGAAATCCAACGATGTAACGATAATACCTTATACTTCTGTAATAAATACGGATGGATAAAGGAGGATAAAGCAGACCATGGTATGCTAAGATATCAAGCATGGGATGCCCAGAAGGTATTACTCTTCTTATTTGACTGTGGATACTCCATGATGATCGGTAAGGCGCGGCAGATTGGTTTTACTACTACGATGTGCCTAGCAGGAATGAAACGTGTGAACCTCAACAAATCATACTTTATAAAATTCGTTACCCATTCTAAAGACAAGGGGGTAGAGATATTTAGGGATAAGGTGAAGTGGACATACACAAAGATTCCTGATTACCTAGCCCAAGAAGTAAAAAACTGGACTGACCAGGTTATGTCCTTTGATAAAAAGGGAGATAAGAAAGGTAGAGACGACGGGGGTGCTTCACGCTTCCAGGTAGATAGCCCACAGGTAGATGCTATTAATGGTGGTTCTCCATCAGCGGTATTTATCGATGAGATTGGTCTATTCGACATCTTTGGAGAGATGATGAGGGAAGGTAGACCTGCTTTATTTAAGTACAACCCAGAAACTAAGAAGATGACTATGCAACAGCAGTTTATCGCTTGGGGAACTGGAGGGGAAATGGATAAGGGAGGATCTGTATTTGAGGCAGAATTTAAAATGTGTCTATCACAATGGAAAGAAAAAAACTATGAATATGGAATTATACCCTTATTTTTCAACGCTTACGCAAGAAGAGGTGTCAACGATGAGCACATCAACAATGAGCGAAAGGCATACCTGGCATTGGAAGGAACTAAAAAAGGAGAAGTTGCTAAAGTGCAGTTTCACCAGCATTATCCAATCACAATCGATGATATGTTCTTACGGAAAGCAAGAACTCTTGTGCCGATACATATCTGTAACCAAAGACTAAATGAGATTTACGGCAAGGATATTCCAATAGAGTATGGGTATTTTGAACCTATAATGGATCATTCACAGCCAACGCCAGATTTGATTACAGAATACAGGATTATTGGAGCCAGATGGATACCAACAAGAGGAAGGGAAGATGTGTCAACCTCAGCCCTTGTGATAAACCATCCGCCAGATAACGAAGTATGGAAGAATCGATGGTATCAAGGAACGGATCCAATCAACTCTGAAACTGGACACTCTATGATGTGTAGCGCTATATGGGATAGCTTGACTAATTCTGTGGCTTCTGTGGTTTTTCATAGGGATAAAAAGTTTAAATACACGTATCTACAGGTGCTATTGCAAAGTTTATACTACGATCAGCAGAAAAGAGGAGGGGTTAAGGAGCTTGTGGAGAATAACATTGGAGATATGCACGTAGATTTCCAGGAAATACATGGATTTAAGACAAAGTTTACCGCGAATACACAATTACCAGAGTATTTTCATACGTATGGTGGTAAATGGTTTGGTATTTCTAATAAGGCGAACACAGCTCCTAGGATTATTGCCAAAACAGAGGAGATGATAGATGCCTACGCTAATAATATCGATGTTCCGTGGATATGGGAGCAGTTAAAGACCTTTGTAGAGAAAGATTTAAAGACTACTACTAACCATAGACAGACAAGATACCAGGCGGCAGATACCAGATATGACTATGATGATGCCATATTCGCTATAACCTTTGCTTATATCAATGCACAGGCCCATGCTAAGTATGAACCAGAGAATATAAAAGGAGAGTCGTTAGATAAGCATATAATTACTCGCTATGTGCAGAGCGCGGAGACTAATTTTAGAATGAAGCTTGCTAGGGTAGATGCTAAAACAGGAAGAATCTTGAAAATATTAAATTAGAATAAGGTAAGTTGATGTATTTTAACTAGAGACTTTTTAAATCCTATCTTTTTATTTTCCCATATTATGCCGTGTCTATTATCCACTACTTTATTGTATTGGTCTTCTATGGATTTAAAGTATTTCTTTTCTTTATTGTTTAATTCCTTAAACGACATCTGCTGATAGCAATGCATATCTTCAAATACTCCTTTATTTGCATTATACCAGTATAGATGATATTCTGTTATGTAGTGATCGTAATCAAATACTGCTGTTATAAATGACTTAGCAATAAAGTGCTGTGTGCCATTTTCAATGACTTGCTTTAATTTATTGCTTGAGTATTTAGACGAGGTACTCATGCAGCTAATGCAGACCAGATTTGGTTTATTTCGCTATTCATATTAGCTACTTTCATTGGTTTATACGTGTCATTTACCTCGTTCACCCAACAAATATATGAACTTCCAATCTTAATATTGGTATTCTCCTCAATAATTTTCTTGTAAAGACCTAGCTGCAAGGAATATGTGTTAAACTCACACTCATCTAAATGCCATAGGCCATTAGTCATCTTCTTCTTGTAATCACTCTTGGTATTTATGGCTTTATTGGTCTTATAATCCCATATCTGGAACTCCTTAGCTCGAACATTGTAAAATAATTGATCTATCATTCCACATATACGCCTATTTTTATCTCCAACAACCATTTCAGATTTTATAGGTATCAATTTACCCTTAGAATCATTATAGAAAGCGTCAATAATTCCGAAACATTTATTTAGTGTTCCCGATATTTCTATTAACCCTTCTGTAACTCCATATTGCTTATTAGCAAACTTTAATTCAGCGTATTTATGAGTATGAGTTCCTTTCGTTGATGCATCATTCTTTTTTTTCTCCCATTCTTCAATAACATCAAAAACGCTTAATCCACGTTTTACCGCGTATGCTGTAGCTATTTTCTGGGTATCAAAAGGTTCTTTATATCTTCCGATAACTGTAGTTACCGAAGTGCACAATAAATCATCGTAATGGTAAGTATGTGCATCTTCATTAAATACAATGCCATTAAACTTATCTAATTCCTGGAATATCTCTACCATTATGCAGTCTCTTCATAACATTCTTCTAACAACTCTTCCAATGCATACTCTAACATAGCATCTTCATCTGTGTATGGTCTAAATCGATTGGAAATAAAGTATTGATATGGGGATTCTGGCGGCATATAAATCTCTTCCAGCTTATAGCCAATACTCATTCGTTGTCTAGCTAAGTATTTAGCATCGATAACAGTGTAGACTTCTCCTTTCTCAATCCATTCCCCGAAGTAATCAGCTGGCTTGGCTTTGTCGTTTACGCACACAACTTTGAAATGTTCCATATCTTAATTTTAAAAAACCCCCTCCGTGCGTTAGGATATGGAGAGAGGGGGCTTAGTTTATTTAGTCGAATAAAAGTCTTTGTGGTTCCTAACACATGACAAAGTTAAACACATTTTTTTAAATTCCAAGAAAAAAAATTAAATAAAGAAAAAAAAGAAAAGAAAAAGAAAGAAAGAAAGAAAAGAACCAAAAGAAAGAAAGAAAAGATTAACTATATATTCGTATATACTACGTATATACTCACATATACTTAATCAAAAAGAAAAGAAAAAAAAGAAACAAACCCAAACCCATAAATTTTCTATTAGAATTTTTATTATTTTTGCTGAAATTCACAGTGAGGTGAAGTTATTTTTACTAACTACCACACAGAACTTAGTTCAGTGTATTAAAACAATTTATTATGGCAATTACTTTTAGATTACCAACAATCAATGCTGATTCAGCGTTATTGTTAAACACACCTGTAGCGGCTACAGATGTTGTATTAGCTAACGGAGTATTAACCGTTAAAGATGAATCAGGTGCTGCTGCTCTTGTGCTTAAAGCTTCTGACTTAATCAACTTTGACTACAATGCTTATTCTGCTGGAACAGCTAACGTAGTTGATGTAGATTTAACTGGTGTTACAATCGTTAACAACGGAATTTACACATTGACTATTTATGCTCCATACGTACAAAGTTTCTTCGGAGGAGGTCAAGAGTCTGGTGCTATTTTCCAAACAAGAACTTACACGGTTTCTTTAGATGCTACTGCTACAGTTGCTGAATTACAAGCTGCATTTATCGCTCGTATCAACGCTGATGTTAATGCTTATTTTACCGCTACATCTCAAGCTGGTGACGTTGTTCGTATTACAGCTGATGCTGCTGGATTTGGCCCATTGACAGTTAATGCTCCTGCTGGCGCAACAATCACTGATCAAACTGCATGGGTTTCTCCAGTTGGAACAAGCGATGAGGTTCTTCAGTATATTCCTAATGCTGCATTGGTTACAGGAACTTACAATCGTTACATCATTACTTACAGAAAGTTTCTTCGTAGCAACATCGTAAATGGTCTACAAGTTGTTCGACCAGTTCAAGCTATTGTTTACTTGAACTCTGGTGATGCTGGTACTGCTGCAACTGTGACTAAATTGACTAATGTACTTAGCGGAGCTTATACTCCAGTAGCTGACTACTTAGGATGTCCTGCTGTCTAATTAAAATTTGATTATCTTTGTAGGGTAGGTATAAAATTGCCTACCCTATTTTTTTATAATTTTATGGAGAAAAAAGAAGTAGAGATTACTATTTTTGGGCTAGAGGGAGATGGAGATTTAAGGATTGAATATCCAGAGTTACTAGAAGTAGATGAGTTTAAAACACTACAACCCAAACAATTAAGACTCTGTTGGTTATTAGGGAATAGAACAAGCCCTCTTTACAAACTGAGCAACAAGAGAGAAAGGCTACATAAAGCATTAGAGCTTGTTTACGGAAAAGTGTATGACCAAAGAAAAGATTTGGTTGATATGATTGAAGGAAACGTGCCAGATGAAATTGTAGCTGGGATCAAAAAGATGGAATCGTTTAATCCAGAGTACAGGCTTAGAGCAAAGTTAATGAGCCAGTATATGTTTGAGATACTAAACGATATGATTGTTTTAGATTCGCAGACTCTTGCTACGATGGATATTGATGAGAAAAAGAAATACACGGATTTGGTTGTAAAGATTTATTCTGAGCTGCCAGACATGGTTAAAACACTAGAATCTTCTTACGGGGTTAAAACTGTAGAGAGAAAAACTAAGAAGAAGGTTCTTGTAGGAATTAATGACATACTAAGGTGATATGAGTTATATGTTTAGCACGGGTCGTATTAGACCCAACAAGTTAACTTCAAAGAAGGATAAAGACTACCACAGACAATACGCTAAGTTTTGTTTATCTTCCATGAGTAACTACATCTACAGAAGATTTATAAACAGATGCTTAATCAACTGGTCATTCTACAAGGGCCAAGATGGTCAGTGGATATTCGATGAGGATATTGAAGCTTTCTTCCTGGATGAATCAGGAGATGTTCGTAACCGTTTGAAATGGACAAAGAACGTAATCAAGCCAATGGTTCAGCAGTACGTAGGAAATGCTATTCGTTTATCCTATGACGCTAAGGCTAAATGTATTTCTGATTTCGTAATCAACAAAAGAGAAGAAGAATTAAGAAAGCTTAAAGCTCTTCAGAAAGTTGGAGAAGCCATGCCTTTCTTTAAAGATATTATCAAGCAATTTGCTCCAATTGAAGATACTGAATTAGAAACTGAAGAATTATTCTACAACACATTTGTGGAGAATTATGAAACAGACGTAAATAATCTAATTGAGTTTATTTCTAATGAGATTAATATTGACGAGCTTAAAGTTCAAATCACTAGAAACCTAGCTATTTGTGGATTAGGAATCTATAAGGGTTACGAGGCTGGAGATAACTATGTTGCTGAATCAGTAAATCCATTGTTTTTTGGATGGGATATGTCTGCTAAAAAGCCAGATTTATCTGATGCTGAGTTTATGCATGACTGGTACTACATGGATTCTCCAAGTATTTTTGAAAAATATCCTAAGATAAGCCATGAAGAAAGAGAGTTGATCGAGAATTATTCCAATTCCAATACTCAAAACTCAATGCATAAAATTGTAAATGGTATCTACACCATCCCTGGTGGTAAAGTTCCTGTTTATGAAGTTTATTGGAAAGATGTTGAGAAAAGAGAATATGGGTGGGTAATGGATGAGTATGGATATCCATACTACACAATGATTAACGACTCTACTTCCGAATATACAGACAAAGATTTAATTGAGCCTGTAACGGAGAAACATAAAGAGGAGATGAATGGTAAGAAGAAACATACCATTTATGTTGATATTATTCGTTATTGTATTATCATTCCACAGGAAGAAATTGGACACGGCAACGGAGATATTATCCTTGAATATGGAATTTTACCTTATCAAGAGAAGAATCTTTATGATCCTGCAAATGTTAAGTTCCCATATAAGTGTTATACCTATATCTATGATAGAGGCGAGGTATTAACTCCACTAGATGATGTTATTGATCCACAGCGTTTCTTAAACAGAACATTATCAGTTGTAGAATCTCAGATGGCAAATATGCGTGGAACTGGAACTGTAATTTCTAAATCTGCTGTAGATGACAGAGATGGTGAAGCGGATATTACAAGAAATATCAATGCATCCAAGCCAATCTTTGTTGATACAGATAGAGTAGGTTCAGTTCAAAATGCTATTGGAACTTATGGAACTAATGTAGGTAGTGGTACTTTGCAGTTGTTCCAGGTTATTCAATCTGTTCAGCAATCTATTCAAGACGTTACTGGTGTTAATGAAGCTATGACAGGAACTCAAGGTGGAAGTGATGTATTAGTTGGTGTAA